GTTCCGTCGCGTATTTCGAGGTAATCAGCCGATGCGATCCGGCGATTCAGCCAAGTCTGAATATATTGACTTGCCGCCGCGATTAGACGGGCAAGCAGTGCGTCGTCGGTTGCCGGAAAGGCAGCCTGCCCGGTCTGCAGCCACCCCTTGACGTCGGCGAGCGTCGTCAGATCCCCGAAGGCCACTGGATCAGGCCTTTTTGGAACGGTTGCTCGGCAACGATTTCATGTCCTTAAAAACAGGGACGAACCCATGCGCCAAGAGCTCGGAGGCGGCTTCGGCCGGCACGAGCACGTCCCCGTTCGAGTCGCCGAGAAATTGACGGCCGGCATAGGAGCACCCCGCAGCGTCGTCGTGGTGCAGCGTTAGCACGCCGACGGAAATCGCTTTGTCGCGGGTCTGTGCCATTACGAACCCCCCGATTGTCGTCAAGGGGTCCACAGCTCCCAGGGGCACGCGGACCAAGCCGTTGTCATCGACCAAATACCGCACTGCCCCGTGGTTCGCCTCATCTTGGCCAAAAGCAGCGCGCAACGGTATCAAGTCTCCGCCGAGCAAGACCCCCAGGATTGACCCGGGGGCTGGCACAACAGACGCTATCAAAGAATGCGCCGGGATGTCGAGCATCAGCGTCAGCCGTTTGCGATGTTGCAGATGACGCCCATCGCAAAGGGAGCATAGACGGCCAGTACTTCCTCGGCATAAACCCCGATTTGGCGCTGGCGCGTGACGATAGGCCAATCGATTTGGTAATAGTCTTGCCGCGTCTTGATTTCGGCAACGTTCGGTACCTCGTTCGACTGGTACTGGATGGGCAGGTTCTCCGCCCAACCGATGACCGTTCCGGGCGGCACCTTCGGGTGAATTCGAATCGGAATGCGCAGGCCCCCATTCAGGGCGAAGGGATTGTAATAAAACTGAACGACTCCGGACGCCGTCAGCTGATACTCCCCGTCGCTGCCGTCAGCGGGACTATCGTAGCGCAGTAATGGACCCGAGGCGTTCGACAACACTTTTGCCGTTATGTTCTTCAACTCCTGCGAGTTGACAAAGAGAACCGTCGGCGAGACCTGAAAATTGTCCCACATCTTTTGGAACATCGTGTCGATCTCGACAACCGAGCCGCGGCCCGATGCAGTCAGAGGTGTGCCAGTCCCTGCCGTCCCGGTCGGCATGACATTGACGTAGGCATTCGACCCCGGTTTCACCGCCGTGGTCAAGAGTCCGTCATAGGCGTAACTCGGGTTGGCAGAGTTGTCGCCAGTAATAACGGTTTGCGCCTGGTTGCCGGCGCTGAGTGGCGCCGCGACAGCTAGACTGTTGATTGTCGTGATGGCCTGCAACGTCTCGCTGCTGCTGGTGGTTGACATATACCAAGCATACGCGACCGCACCCGGGACCGGGTTGACTGAGCAGAACAGCGTCTGACCGAGTGTCACGGCCTGACTTGCCTCGGCGCTGATGTTCGAGGAGCCGCCGGACAATGTGAAAGCCTTGCCGTCGGCTCCGGTCACGGTCTTGGCGGTCGCAACACCGCCCAATACGCTCGTGTTATGGTAGCCTTCGAGGGTCAGCGCCACAACTTTGACGAAATAAGTCGCCGCCGGCAGCGTTGCCCCGGCGCCTGATGCCGATAGGGTCGGAGTAGAAGGCGTACCGAGCGTCAATGACGCATTGCCGGCGAGGATCGCCATCTCCTCCTTCAACATCATCTTTTGCAGAAGACGGAAAGCCATCATGGCCTGGATATCTTCGAAGGTCCGGCCCGCGGAAATTGCTTCGAAAGTTGCCGCGTCTTCCTCCCCGATCGTGACGAAGGCGGAGGTTTTGTTCGAGGTCGAATACGACATCTGGCCCGAGCGTTGGCCTTCCGGCACCCACCCCATCGAATCGAAGCCGGAGCCGATGATCGCGTTAACTTGCCGCCAATTGGTTGCGGAGCCGACGCCGCCGCCGACGCGTGGAACGATGTTCCTGAGTGGAGTGACAAATGGATAGAGGTTCTTCGCTGGCGCCTGAAGGTCAAAGGCCAATAACCCGGTCGCAGTCGAAATCGATTTGGCCAATCGAAAATCCGGCTGTGCCAAAGCCCCTTTCATGAGCTCCAGCGATTCTTGAGTGATTGAGTTCATCAAATTCCTCCCAGAGAAGGGGGGCAAAAAAAAGCCCGGCAAAGCACCGGGCTCGGCGAATGCTGTTGGGCCGATGGTGTTGTGTACGTGACCGTCAACGCCTCGAGCGAGTTGCTCCCCGGCGTCGGTGATCGCAAAACTTAAGGTTTATCGGCAGCTGAGCCGGCAATTCGAATCGGAGTCGCGTAGCTGGCTTTTATTAGCGTCAGCGTTTGTTCCTCTTTGCTCATCTTGGCGAGTGCTGCGGCGATCGCTTCTGGCGACAGTTCCAGCTCGCCGCTGCCAATATTGCGTTGGCGGTCCTGCTGCTTCGATATCGAAATAGTGCCCGTTGCCATGGTTAAGGGAGGCATCGGTGTCCGTGCAATCTCGTCGACTCGTTTTGTAAGCCGCTCGATCATCGGAACAACCTCCCCCAGAACCTTTGCCAGCGCCGCCTTTTCGGCCGGTTCATCGCGGAGCAGTTTCGCTGGTTTTGCCGCGCGCGGTTCGCCTATACCTGCCGCGTCGCATCTTGCCCCGGCCGCAACCAGATGACGATGCGATGCTTTGAAAAGCCCCATCATCTCCTTTGAATGGCGCGCCCCCAACTTCGTGGCCTTTTCGCAAACACACGCGTCGGTCAGCGCCTGGAGGCATTCATGAGCCAAATCCATCAGGTTCTGTTGAGCCTGTTGCCGTTTGCAGAGCACCTTGGCGACGGCGGCGGGCACTTTCACAGTATCAAGCTCGGGATTGTCACCCACAGGGCATTCCAGCGAAACTGGCGAAAGAACGTCATCTTCATTTCTTGCGGGGGGCCAGAGCGGGGCGGGCGCGGCGCCAGCTTTCTGCAGATAATCGCGTGCCTGCTCCATATTCGCCTGCTCATCGACCGATAGCGCTCCGAATTTCAGACATTGGTCGCAGGCGAAATGGGCCGTATCCAGCAGTGCCTGGTCGCCCCGCGAATGCTTGGCCTTCGCAATGGCGCCGCCAGCGAGCTGCGGCATTTTGGAGTGGTCCTTCCGGCGAAAAACGGCGGCGCGTTTAAGGTCGTACACATCGGCCATACCCGGCATCCCACGCATTGTCGATGGAAGTGGCGAGCCGTCGGTTTCCGCATCGCCCAGGATTTCACGTGCCTCCTGGTTTGCCAGAGAGCTGAGGAAATCACAAAGTTCCGTGATGATCGCCTGCAGTCGCACCGGCTCCGGCGACTCATCGATCTCGGTGGCCGCTTCAAGTTCCAGGGCGCCCCTCAACCAGTCGAGCTCCGCAATCACGCGAGCGATCTGATTGGCATCGCGCAGAGCTGTCGTCGGGGAAGCCCCAGGTGCCTTGCCGAGATCTTCGGCGGAGGGGGGACCTTCGGTTCCGATTTTCTCTTTCCAGGCGGTGATGATGTTCTCACGGACGTTTTTCGAGCCGAGGGCTTCATCACCAGCCAAATTCGCCGCTTCGGCGGCGGTCGCGCGCCGGTCTTCCGCTGGTGCGATGCCGCCCTCAAGGCATTTGAGCGCCTCCGCCTTGGCCATATGACGGTGACCGGGAACAGTGCAGGCCCAGATCTGGATTGGGACATTGAACGGTTGCGGTGCCACCGGGAGCTGTTCTGTATCTGTGGGTCCGGCTTCCGCGGCAACCGGTTCTGCGACGCCAAGAGGAGGATTCGCGGTCGCCGATGCTTTCCAGCAATCAAAAATGGCTTCTGGATTCGCGGGTCGATCGACCAAAGAAATTTCGTTTAACACGAGGCCGGTGATGGTGTTCGGCTTGCCGGCCTCGCGCCGCGTGACGCGCCCGCCAATGGAGAAGCCCCGATAGACCTGATTTCTTACCTTGGCCACCGCGATCGGGTCGACGACATGGGCGACAATGCGGGTGGTGCCGTCCTCGCATACCTCGGCTTCGAGCGTCGTTCCGGCGGCGGAGAGCTGATGCATCTCGCGAAGAGCGGGAAAACGCATGTAGTCCGGGATAGCCGCGCGAATGGCATTCGCCCGCACGACCTCTCCCTGTTCGTCTACGGCCTCGGATGTCGCGATCCCATACACTCGCACGGTCCCGTCATCCTGAGGCTCGACCTTCTGGATTGCGCCGTAAAGCCGCATAATGGAAATCCCAGATTTAGTTTTGTAACCGCACAAGCGCCACCGGTCTGCCGAATGGTCAGGGCCCCGGCAGCTTGCATTGCACCGTCGAATTGAGCTTCAGCACACGCCCGTCGCTCAAATTGGCGGTGGCCTCGAGGATGTAATTTCCGCCAGCTGCCGAGACCGGCATACCCCCGATCAGGCCGACGGAAAACGCCCCAGTACGCGTCTGCAGCGATCCGTCCATCGGTGAACGCATTTGAATAGCAGTTTGCGTGGAAACCGAGAAAACCCGCGACTGCGGTGTCGGATCGATCGCCGTCTCGTAGGGGCCCAGTGCGCAGTTCCAGCTCGTCGATACGATCGTAGCCGTACCCACATCCGGTGTGAAATCGAAAGCAAAATAATCGGCTTCACCAACCTCGATCGGCGCAAAAGGCGTAGTGATGCGCATTCCGAAAACCTCAATCACCTCTGAGCGGGTGAATACTGCCGGGCGCCGCAAGTACGCGGACCCTGCCGGGTGAGCGCAACAGCCGTTCCGGTGCAACGATCAGCAGGGGCGGAGGGCCTACCCACTCCAAACTGAGCGGCCCATCCGCTGAAATGCGTGCGCCGTCCGTCAGCGATTCTGCAGGAAGGAGCGCCTCACTGCCCGGAATAGTGAGCAGCTCAAGCCGGAATCGCAGGTCGGTCGAGGTAACGCAGGCAAATTCGACGATGCCGAGCGTATCGCGGTGTAACGCCGCGGCGGTTTCGAGCGGCATCAGGGCGTCCGTATAGAAGGCCAAGGAACCCGCCCATTGAAGCGGGAACGGCGAGCTGCGAAGAGCAGCACAGGAAGCTTCAATCGGTGTTTCGCCATCGCCACGAATTTCTTGGCGTCCTTCCGTCGGCATTGCGATATCGCTCGGGATAGATTGGCCAAATTCGACCGCCTCAAAATTATCGATGCCGCTTACCGCTTGATGCTCCATCGCATTCCGAGACTCCGCCACTATCGTGGCGCTGATTGCGGGCGTGTAGGTGATGACAACGACACCGTTCCCGCCAGAGCCCCCCATGCCCCAGGCGGTACCACTCTCCGGATACCCGCCGCCGCCCCCGCCGCCGTAATCGGCGCCTATGCTGCCACTCCCCGCAGCGGTGGCGGCACCAAAGTCGCGGCCACCGCCACCGCCGCCACCGCCGCCCGAGCCGTGATTACCGTCGAACTCGGAGCCACCGGCGCCATTCCCGCCAAGGGAACTCGAAAGGTATTTTCCGCCGCCCCCGCCGCCGCCGGTCCCGGACGTGCCGCTACCCGCGCCGCTACCGGTGTCACCGGTCCCGCCACCGTTGCCGCCACTACCGTTGCCGCCATCACCGCCGAAGATGGTGTTATTGGGACTTACGCCGGTGCCGCCATTACCATTGCCACCACCGCCGCCGGCACCGTTGGTAGGATTATTGCTCAGACCGCCGCCGGTCCCGCCATCACCGTTCGGCCCGGCCGCGCCGCCACCGCCCGATCCGGAATAGGGGTTCGACCCGCCTGGCGCGCCACCAGTCCCGCCGGAATGTTTGGTTGTTCCGAGACCGCCACCAGACGCGCCTCCGCCACCGCCCGAATTGTCGCCCCCGCCACCGCCGCCTTTGGCACCAACCGAGGAGCCGCCGAGAGTTGCCCCGTTAAACCAGGTATCGCCACCAGCCACGCCGGCTGAGCCAGCCGTTCCGACTTGTACCGTGATGCTGCCGCTGAGGCCGGTCAGATTGCTGATCTGGGAATAGCCCCCGCCGCCGCCGCCCGAGCCGCTAAAGGTGACGTTCGCCGTCTGACCGCCGCCACCGCCGCCGATCGTCTCGATCGTATTGGTGTTCGACCAATCCGACGGGACCATCCAGGATGTGCCGGAGATGATATAGATTTGCGTCACATCAGGACCACGAGGCTGTTGGGCAGCCGGGTTCCGCCGCCGAGCCTATGAAATCTCAAATGGGCGCGAAAACGCCCCGCTAATAAAGCGGTCACCGGGCACCGCATTTTCATTTGCGACGAGCTGCCCTTGCGGATGTAAATCGAGCGCGGGGTCGGCATTACAGACTGCAACGACGGTGCCTGATTTGTCGACGACGCAGCATCGCCCGCTGGGTGGCTTGCAACTCGTCGTTTCAGCAATTGCGGCTCGACAGGCCGCGTCGTCATAGGGGCGGGTGAGCGGAAGCAGAAGCACGCTCTCGCCCGGTTCAGGGCGTAGCTGCGCCACCGCCATATCGTCATCGGGGATGACCTTTCGACGAAGAATTTTGCTCTCGGTTGCGTAGAAGACCGCAAGGTAGGTAGCTAACGTCATGGCTCGGTTTTCATCATTTACTTTAACTACGAGTGAAGAAGAGTGAAAATTTTCGAGCCGACCTGGCCTTATTCTACACTAAGACTTGACCAAGCCGAGTAGCGAGACCGTTACGTCGTGGCTCCTTGAGTCCGCAGGTCGGCCCAGCCCTTGTAGGTCGCGGTCCCGGCCGGTAAGGCCAACCGCAACCACACACCTTGAGCGCCGGAACTGTTGGGTGCTGCACCCGAAGGCAGGTTTGCCGGACCAGGCACACTGACGAAGGCGGGCTGCGAGATGAACGATCCGATGCCCGAAGAAACCGCGGCTTGACGATTAGCGGCAGTGCCGGTGTCGTTCAGAACCGTAGTCAACGCTAAATCCAACTGAGCGCCCGAGGGTAGGCTCGGCGTCTCGCTCGCGACCTCGATCTGTGCTCCGGTCAGCGCGGTGCCAGTGTTATTATTGACAACAAAAACCTTTTCGTAATATGTGCGCTGCGTGCCGGCCGGTCCATCTGCTGCTGTATTTGAGAACAGACGGGTAATGGCTGTAACGGGATTGGGCGAGATCTCAAAGAGCATTCCTTGGAGAATTTTGTAAGTGGTCGTGTTGTCCGGGATCGTGGCCCAATCGCGGCTGACGGCCACCACATCGGTGCCGTAACCCGATGCGGCGATGATTTGACGCAGCTGGTTCGCGCCGGTGCCGCTCCTGATCCAGATCACCTGTCCGGGGGAGACGCTGGCTGCGTCACCCGCCTGCAACTTGAATAAGGCCGGGGTCGTCCCCGTGTGATTGGCGGATCCGCTCTGCGCGTTTCGAGCCGTTGCGTCAGTGGTGACTGAACCAGTCGGCAATACACAGCTGTGCGCCGCAAGCGCCACGTCGCCAACCGCAGCCGTGCCTCCCGGATTGGCGGCGGGACCGTTTGCGGTGGCTCCCGACAAAGCGGCGTACAGCAGCCGCTCCAGCGACTGAGAACCGGTTACCCAAGTCTGTCCATTCAAGCTTAAGGTTTGGTTCTGTATCACGCCGGTCGCGTCACGACCGTAGAAGGTAATCTTGGTGGCCGTGTCGCTGGCTGAACTCGACATTACGTCTAAGTTGCCCGCCGGGGCGATATCGTAGAATGCGACACGACGGCTAAAATCAACAGGTCCGCCGTTAATCGCGCCATCCGCCTCAGGCATGTTAACCGAACCATACACGACGATGTCGGAGGGCAGAACACTCATTAAGGGCTCCTAGCGTGCCTATTCATTGGGCTCGAGCAAATATTAATGTTGGTGCAAGTCGGTAGCTTATCCTGCGGACCGATTTCGCCGACGAATGCGGCGACGAACCTAATTATCTGCTTGCGGACTCCGATTTTTTCCATCGGCTTCGCCCAGCAGCACGGGTCCTCGCGCGATCGAAAACATCGGCTCGTCCCGGCCTGCGACCGGGGGCATTCCCAAAATGTCGCGCGCCTCATTGAGCGTGTAAATCCCGTCTTTGACATAACTGCTGAGGATCATTGCCTGGTCCTTTGAATTTGTCGGCCGGCTATTCGACCAGGCAAATTCGAGATCGACCTGTCCCATCCTGGTCTGAATGACGCCGTCGACCAACCGCTTGACCCACCCGAGCAAGGGCGCGAGCCCTTCTTCTAGGGCTGCTTCCTGCGCAGTTTGCGCCGTGGCCCGGTTGACTTGCGGGGTAAAGGCGGTGGGCGGCAATGAGAATGCATAACAGACGATCCGCGCCAGCCACTCGTCGAAATCGTCCTTGTAGGGCGCCTCCTTGAAGGCCTGGTATTTGGCGCCACTGGGACCCCAGACGAGGCGGGTGCGATTAGCCGTATTTCCCGCCAGAATTGAGTCGAACCACTCCTGGAACTGGCGGATCTGCTCGGGACTCCACCCGTCCGGAGCGTTAAGCAGACCGGGCGGAACATTGCCCTCGGTAAAGTGTTGCAACTGCATCGCTTGGCGGCGCAACGCAATATTGACCGTCGTCACGATCTGCTCGACAGGGCTGAAACCGTACGCCTTGTGCGGCCGTGGGTTCCGCGGGAGGTACATCAGCTCGTTGTTGGTCAGGAGACGCCAAGGTCGCCCGTGAATGACCTGTTCGTAGGCCGGGGCCGGTGGCCGGGGCCGCCGACCGGTATCATCGAGCAGCACTTTGACCGTCGAGCCGTCGACAACGTCGAGCCCGATAATCTTGCCGCCGAGGTTACGGCGTATTTCGAATGCGGCCGCGTCGAGCACAAGGACGTCTTCAAGCGCCTCGCGAAGCCAGGTTGCGAAAGGTCGTTCGCCGTCGGGGCTTCGCCAGAACTCGGTCAAATGGTCAATCCGCGAGGCGGCGTCTTCGTTAGGTGTCTTCTCGTTGCGAGACTTGATCGTCCAGTCGAGCTTTTCGATCTGGTCCTTCCGAGTTTCAATCGCGAGGCGAGTGATGTCGTGACTTTCGGCGAGCGCCCTCAGTTCGTCGAACCCAATCGCTTCGTAGGAGCGCGGCGTGTAGATCGCATTGTAGCCGACTGGATAATCCCAGAGGCGTACCTGCTCGCGCTCCGGCGGAACCAGCGGATAACTGGGAGAAAAGCTCCCGCCGTCGGGCTGAAAAACATCGCGAAATCGAGTGACGTCGTTCTGACTTCCCCAGCCACCCCAAGTATATGACGCCAATGAGGTCCGCTTGCGGTCAGGAGCAGGCATCAGAGCAACTCCATCCTGATCATTGAAAACCGAGGCAGCTATAGGCAAGAACATCGCCGGCAGCGAAGGCCCCGGTGAGCACCATGCCAGTAGTCGAACTGGCTGTTGGCCTTACAAGGGTTGCCGTGGTTTCGTCGAAAGCCGAGCAAACCGGAGGGTTCAGCCATGGCGATGCGAATGTGATCGTGCAACGGCCGCCATTGCCAGCGCCAACGATCACCCGCCCGGCACTGTCGTTGCCGCCGATCGATGGCGAGGTCCCACAATCGCTAGACCCCGAGCCGAGCGCCGGGGTTGCCCCTGTCGTAATCGGATGCCCGAACATGCCAAGCGCCGAGGCACTGCGTGGTGTAATCGACACTATCCGGAAATTGCCGCCGTCGAATTGCAACGCCATAAATTCGTAGTTGATTGGCGCAAGGGTCACCGAGCTGCCCGCAGAGCCGGTCGCCCCGGCCGGATATAGGATGCGTCCGCCGGAGGTGCCATTGACTTGAACAGTCATGGTCTTGCCGTTGTCGGTCGCAAAACCCATCATCCAGCCGGCACTTATCGCAGTCGTCGCCGGCAGAGTCACGGCCAGGGTGCTGGTCGGGGTGTTGTAACTGGACAAGGCGTTGCCGATGTCGCTTTGAGAGGCGGCATACGTGCTGGTCGCCGGAAAGCTCCAACGGTTGATCCCCGGGGCGTTGCCGCTAATCCCCATCAATGTGGCGGTTGCCGGTGTTGCCTGGATAACTCGGAAATTTCCTCCATCGAATTGCAGAACGAGAAATTCGTAGTTTGCTCCTGCGAGGGAGGCCGTAGTAGTGGTTGCGCCACTTCCCGGGTAGAGAATTCGCCCGCCTGAACTGGAATTGGTTTGCACGGCGGCGGTCTTGTTGCCGTCTGTGGCGATCCCGATCGTCCATCCCATCGGCACGGCCGTCGTCGACGGCAATGTGATCGCCAAGAACGAGGCAGGACTGTTGAGGCTCGATATTACATTGCCATTGTCGGCAACTGTCGCAGTATAAGAGCTGACCGTAGGGAAGCTCCAGTGGCTGATCCCGGCGGCGCCGACCATGCCGATCGCCTGCGCGGTCGCTGGCGTCGCTTCGAGCACTCGGAAAATGCCGCTGCCGTCATACTGGAGCACCATGAACTCATAAGCGCCCTGGCTGGTGTTAGCCATCGCCAATGATGTCTGCGACCCGCCGGAACCCGGCCATACGATGTGACCACCGCTGGTGTTGTTCACCTGGACCATCAGACCCTTGTTGTTGTCTGTAGCGAAGCCCATAGACCAGCCGTCAGGAATCCCGTTTATCGAAGGCAGCGTAACGGTCAGACCTGGGGTGCTGTTGTAGCTAGATAGGAC